AACTAACCTAAGGTGGTGACTTGTCGTCACCCTGTTGGGTCACAATCTCTTTTGGAGACTATGGACATGCCGGTTTTCAACCAGCACCTACAGGGAACAATTTGTCAGCGTCTTCATGTGTTTGGAGTGCCCGCATACACCCACAAGGCTTTCGCCGAGTTGGTGGATACGTGGGTTCATTGTTCAGGGAGAGAATGGACTGTTAAGCGGTTGAAATCGCTTAAAGTCGATCTCTACAGAGTTCGCTCTGGTCTTCCGAGACTTGCGAAAGTCAAAGTTAACCGAGACGGTTCTCCTTACGGAGTAATCGGAACTCTCTTCAGGTATGCCATGAAAAGTGAACGGTCCTTTCAAGCCGTTGTACACACTCTAATGGTCTACTCCTTATTCAAGAATGACAAACTTAGTCGTTCTCAACAGGAGAAATTTGTGAAGGCAGTTAATGCCCAAACAAGTCGTATACCTGAATCATTCTTGAAAGGCTTTACAACCTTTCTCGAATCCCTGTACGAAAGGAAATTGGAAGTTGGTGAACCTTCATCAATAACCTTTTTCCGTGGTAGCGAGAGTAAGAAAGCTCCTATACCGGGACATAGAAGTATGCCCCAAAGTGGCGCTGGCTTAGCCAGTTTAGCCTACTTTGATCAGAGTGACGAGCAAGCTCGTTTACTCAGTCGGTTTGGTAGCATATACGGCAAAGTCTGTGAAGGAGTGCGGTTATACCGCCATCCTCAACGGATTATGCAAGGGTACCCCTCTCAAGGGGTTTGGGGAGGTGAAGTACACTTCCTTCAAGAACCGGGTTTAAAGTTGCGAGCAATCGCTTCTCCTTACCTAGTCCACCAGGTGGCCTTAAAACCACTCGGTGATACCCTTTACTCTCACATGCGTACTCTCCCTTGGGATTGTACACATAACCAAGACAAACCTGTTAAAGCAATCCAATCTCACCTTTCCGGCAAACGTATGATCCATTCTGTAGATCTGTCGAATGCAACTGATTACTTCCCTTTGGAAGTTCAGCTCATTGCCTTGCGAGCAATGATCGGAAATCATCCGTCCATCCGTCTCTTTCAAGAGATAAGTCGAGCCAATTGGAAATCAACCATAGGCACGATTCGATGGTCGCAAGGGCAACCCTTGGGTCTTTACCCGAGTTTTGGTATGTTTACACTAACACACGGACTTGTCTTAAGTTACCTCTCACGAGGTACCCCAGGACTTTTCTATGTGGTTGGAGACGATGTTATCATCCTGGACGAACGATTGTACAGGGAATACATCAAATTTCTTGATGATACTAACTGTCCATATTCGAAGGATAAAAGTCTCTCTAGTAATCTCCTTGCGGAGTTTGCTGGAAAGATAATTACCCAATACCAGGTTATACCTCAGTACAAATGGCGAGAAATGTCGAAAGACAATTTCCTAGACATTTGTGCTCAGCTTGGACCTCGGTCCCGTGAACTACTTACGAGCCGACAGAAGAGGGTATTTGATCTTGTAAAGGATCTCTTACCTCCTTTAGGTCTTAATTTCAGTTCAAAAGGTTCAAATCTTTTAAACATGATGCTTAAGACTGAAAAGGTTCTGGCTGCTA